ACAGGTTCTTGGGGCAAATTGGCGTCAAATGTGGACATAGAACCCGACGAGGACTATGTTTTGGGCTTTGACGGGTCTTACGCGAACGACAGCACCGCTATTTGCGCTGTAACTGTGCCAAAGAACGGTGAAAAGCCAAAAGTGAAGCTTGTGAAGGTGTGGGAGAAGGATTTTGAGCGTGATGATGACACTTGGCGGGTAAATATCGAAGAAGTGAAGCAAACAATCATCAATTATGTGCAAAAGTATCCTCAGTGCCGTGAAATAGCGTGTGACCCGTACCGTTGGGCGTCAATGATGCAAGATTTAGACGAAATGGACTTCCCAATCGTCGAATATAAGACAAATTTGCTCAATTTGATGATTCCTGCGACCCAAAAAGTGTTTGAGGCAGTCACGGAGGAGCGAATCGTGCATGACGGGAACCCTGTGCTTGCACGTCACATAGATAACTGTGTTATCAAGATGGATCACCGTGGTCAAAGGGTCACGAAGGAGTCTGCAACGTCACGGAAGAAGATTGACGCCGCTATTGCGTTCATTATCGCCTATGACCGAGCAACAGCAAGTAGAATAGATGAAGGAGTGCCGGAGTTTTTCTTCTAAGGACATTATGTTAGTAAATGGGTTGCAAATCGGGGGCGCTATCGCTATCAGCGTGGGTGTCGCTTTTATTTTCCCACCAGCAGGACTTATTGTTGCCGGTGCTTTCGCTATTTTGTTCGGTCTCAGTTTGGAGCGTAGGTAATGCTTGGTGATTTGTTTTATGGTGCCGATGAGGAACGCGCCATTTCTTTCCAAACCGTTTGGGGTTCAGGTGACTTCCTGGAACTGGAGAACGAGTCTGGCACTGTTGTAAACCAGGAGACCGCTTTCCAGGTCAACGCCATCTTCTCCGCCGTCAGCCTCATCAGTGACACGATTTCCACATTGCCAGTGGATTCTTTCATTCGGTTAGATGGTCGCCGCAATTTCTTCCGCCCACGCCCCGCCTGGGTAACTCAGCCCGACGTTGACACCACCAAGGAAGCTTTCTATGGCGCAGTCATTGTGTCAATGCTTTTGGACGGTAACGCTTTCGTTCGCGTGTATAGCAACCGTCGCGGAGAAATCACCAACCTTGTTGTTCTGAACCCGCTTGACGTAACCATTCGCCGTAACGGTGTTGGTCGTGTCGTGTACGAAGTGAAGAACGAGTCTCGCATGGTTTCTGCGGACAACATGATTCACATTCCTGACGTGGTTCGCCCCGGAGCTATCCGAGGCATCTCTCGTGTAGAAGCTTTGAAGGAAGACTTTGGTCTTGCCATCGCTCTCCGTAACTATGCGGCCCGTTTCTTCGGTGCTGGTGCCACCACTCAGGGCATTATCGAGTACCCGAACAAGTTGACCGCTGAGCAAGCTAAAACTTTGCAAGAAGGTTTCGACGCACGCCACAGAGGTTGGAAGCGGGCACACCGCACCGGTATCCTCTCCGGCGGTGCCACCTACAAAGCCACAAGTGTTGGCAACGATCAGGCACAGTTCATTGACTCACGCCGTATGGCTGTCGAAGATGTTGCGAGGGCGTTCAACATTCCACCACACCTTCTTGGTCTTCCCGGCACAAACACTTACGCTTCTGTGGAGCAGAACAACCTGGCCTGGGTGACACACTGTTTGCGTCCTATCATTCAGAAACTTGAATCAGGGTTCTCGCCTTTGATGGCTCGTTACCCTGGTGGTGAGACCGCGTTTATCCGTTTCAACATTGATGGTTTGCTTCGCGCAGACATTAACTCGCGTATGAGCGCTTACAGCACTGGTCTTCTGTCCGGCTTCCTCACCATCAACGATGTTCGCCGTTTGGAGGACCTACAGGCGATTGATGACCCGTCGGCTGACACGGTTAGGGTGCCCCTAGCTAACGTGAACGTTGCTGCCGCCACGTTGAAGGAAGAAACCGAGAAGGTGGATATGGCTCAACGTCTCATCCAGGTTGGTTTCGATCCTGCGGGCGTTTTGGCTGCTTTGAACTTGCCTGAGATTGCTCACACCGGTCTACCTTCGGTTCAGTTGCAACCTACGTCGCAGATTGACCCTAACGATCCTAATTCGGAGTATGTGGTTGAATAATGGCGATAAAAACTTTTCAATATGCCCTTGCACAAGATGTCCGTCAACTAATCGCCCCGCCTTCAGTGCAACCGCAAGAAGTTCACATTCACAATCATGAGCACTCTCAGGGGCGTAACTTGTACATTGGTGATGAGACTGTGACGGTTACTACGGGTCATCACGTTCTTGCGGAGACTGACATAGTTATTTATCTGCAACCCGGCCAATATCTTTATGGAATCACACCGGATGGCGCGGGATGTGATGTGACTGTTCTTTGTGTGGAGAAATAAAGTGCCTTATTTGATTACAGACTCGGCTGAGGGTTGCTCCGGGTGGGCAACAATTAAAGAAGATGGCGAGGTTTTGGGTTGTCACGACACGAAACAGGAAGCTATTGATCAGGCTTTGGCGATTGCACAGAACGAGGGAAGCGAGTTTTTGGGTGAGCGTGCTATGCCGGGGACTTTGAAGCCTGGGGATTTTGTTTCGTGGAAGGAACATGGTGAGACTTTCCAGGGTCGTATCCGTGAGGTTGTGACGACTGGCACTGTGGATGTTCCTGGGTCTGGTGTGCAAATTATGGGCACAATCTTTGACCCTGCCGCGTTGGTGCAAATGTATGAGCAAGTTGATGGGCAATGGGGCGAAGCGTCAACGTTCCTTGGTTTGAAGTTCTCACAACTCAGTGGCATTAGCGCCCTCGTGGATGACGAGATGCCTGAGTTCAGTTTTGACGAACCTTTGCTTGATTCTTCAGATGTGTCTGATTCCTCACCGGAGAACCGTGAGGTCAACTTGACTCCACCCGCATACATGAGAGCCGCTGCACGCCAAGGGTTGAAGTATCACGAAGAAGGATACTCAGGTGAAGGTCTTGTTGACCGAACCGTCAGGGAAGCCCGCGCTATGGCGGCAGGCAATGTCAGTGCCGACAAATGGGTCAGAATCGCTGCCTGGATTGCACGTCACCTTGTTGACCTTGACGCACCAGCGGCTAATCCAAGTAACGAGGATTACCCATCCGCGGGTGTGGTTGCACATTTGCTGTGGGGTTCCGGCCCTTCGAAACGCGCCGCAAGACGCGCACTCGACTATGCGGAAGGTGTCGTTGCTAGACTGGAAGAAGAAAATCGACAGCTTGTAAACGTGGAGGCTAAAGAGATGGCGAAAATCGAAACACGAACCAATAGCACAAAGTTTGAGGTTCGTGAACTTGATGGTGGGGGGATGACGTTCACTGGTTATGCCGCTGTCTTCAACGCACCCAGCGAGCCACTGCCGTTTACTGAGCGTATCGCTCCTGGTGCTTTCCGTCGTTCACTACAATCACGCAATGATGTGAAACTGTTGTGGAATCACGACTCCGGTACTGTACTCGGTTCAACACGCGCTGGAACTCTCCGCCTTGAGGAAGACAACATTGGTTTGCGTGTGTCCGCCGATCTGCCCGACACTCAGGCCGGGCGTGACGCCGCGTACCTTATCAAGCGTGGAGACGTGGATGCGATGAGCTTTGGTTTCTCTGTCCCCAAGGGCGGTGACGAGTGGGTGTCCGAGAACGAGCGTGTGCTGAACTCGGTGCGTCTTTTCGAGACAAGCATTGTGGCGTTCCCTGCTTACACTCAGACTGCCGGTTCTACCGCGGTGCGTGGTTTAGACAAGATTGCTCGGCGTGCAAATGTGGATGCTGACGCGCTTGCTGACGCCATGCTGAAGATTGAATCCGGTTTGGACTTGTCTGATGAGGAAGCACAGTTGTTGACTCAGGTTGTGGATACGCTTTCCCCGAAGGCTGAGGAGCCGGTTGAGGAAATCAAGGAAGACGAGATTGACCCGTCTATGCTTGAACTGAAGAAGAAGAAACTCGAACAACTCCTGAAGGGGATTTAATTATGGCTAGTAAAGCTGAAATCAAGAAAGTAATTATGGACATTGCGGGTCGCCCCGAGTCTGGTCCTATTGTGCAATTTGCTGACGCTTGGGCTGACGCGATTATTGCCATTGATGCTCCTGCACCTGCGCCGAAGATTGAGCGTGAGGATGTGGAACCGATCAAAGAAACCCGAGTGTTCAAGGCCGCAGAGAAGCGGTAGCGGGTTTCCCCTCCCGTTCCCCCTTTCCGGGAGGGTCTTTTGTCCCCAAGTGTGATGACTGGGGTAAAATTAATGTATCGGTTGAGTGTTAGCACCGCCGAGGTATAAGTCTGCGTCAGCGCGACTGTATTTGTAATCACACTATAAGGAGACAACATTGTCTGAGTTCATTAAGTCTCAGCAAGAACTCCGCGCAAACCTCACTGCCCAGATTCAGGAATCCCTGGACAAGGCTGAGGAGCGTGGCGGTCTTGACGCTGAGACCCTAAACAAGGTGAACGCTCTCGAAGCTGACATTCGTGCCGCTGACGAGGCTATCGCTGTTGCACAACGCCAGGAGGAGCGCAAGGCTGAGGCAGCCGAAGCTTCTCGCGGTTATGTTCCTTCCGAGGAAGCTCGTTCCGAGGGTGACGTTCTTCGCGCCATTGGTCGCGGTGAAATGCGTTCACACACCTTCGAACACCGTTCACTCGTGAAGTCCAGCAACACTGTTCCTGTTTCGTTCTACGACCAGGTTTTCCAGGTTGCTCGTCTCGTTGGTCCCATGCTGGACACCTCCGAGATTTTCAACACCACTTCCGGTGAAGACATCACCATCCCGACCCTGACCGCATACAGCACTGCTGCGCTGGTTGCTGAAGGTTCGGCTATCGGTGAGTCTGACCCGACCTTCTCAAGCATCACGCTGGGAGCCTACAAATATAGCTTCCTCATCGGGGTCAGTAATGAACTGATCGCTGATGCCGGATTTAATTTGGAGGCACTCCTCGCTGAGCAGGCTGGTAACGCTATCGGTTACACGGTTAACTCCGTCCTCACCATTGGTGACGGATCGACCAAGCCTAGGGGTATCGTGACCGCTGCTGGTTCTGGTATCACCGGTGGAACCGCCGTTTCTGGTGCGTTCACCGCTGACAACCTCATCGACCTGGCTTACAGCCTTGACGGTGCAGCTCGTCGCCTGCCTGGTGTTGCTTACATGGCAAACACCCAGTCGCTTGGCGCAATGCGTAAGCTGAAGGACAACTCTGGACAGTACCTGTACCAGGTTGGTGTTGGTCAGCCTGACACCTTTGCTGGATTCCCGATTTTCGAGAACCCCGCAATGGCCTCGATTGGTACTGCCGGTGGCGGAGCCAAGTCGGTTATCTTCGGACACCTGCCTTCCTACAAGGTTCGCATGGCTGGTGGCCTCCAGGTTGCGTCAAGCACCGACTACGCCTTCAACAAGGACCAGACCTTCTACCGGTTCTTGATGCGCGTGGACGGCGACCTGACTCACGCTGGTCACGTCAAGTACTTCCGGGGAGCTGCTTCCTAGTACTAGACGACACGCTGAAAGGCCGGGGTTGTGGGTTGCCCCGGCCTTTCTGTTTGCTAAGATGCTTTTTATGGGAAAAAAGGGGAATCCTGCTTTGCGGGAACAACTGTCTGGTGCTGTCGGTGTTTTCTCGAATTCTTATGATGTGCCGACTGGTTACGGTCAACAAGTAAAGTACTTGATTGACTTTCTGCTACGTCAAGGTTTGGATGTGGCTAACTTTTCTAACTTTGGTCTTGAGGGCAAGATTGATGTCATAAAGACACCTTATGGTGAGGCGACACATTTCCCTCGCGGATTTAGTGCTTACTCGCAAGAGGTTGCCCCATTGGACTTTATGACATGGAGCAACTCGGTCAAAAAGAAAGACTTGTTCTTCACGCTTTATGATGTGTGGATTCTTGAGTCGGAGCATTACGACAAGTTTAGGCAGATTTGGTCGTGGACGCCTTTGGATCACATTACGATGCCGCCCAAGATTGAACGATGGTTGCGGAAACCTAACGTGTTGCCGATTGCTATGTCGCCATTCGGTCACAGGCAAATGAATGAACTAGATATAGACAACGTGTATATACCTCACAGTATTGACACCAAGGCATTGAAGGAAAACTGGACACTCAGTAGCGGTAGCGATGTTCGTGATTATTGGAAAACTCGTGACAAGTTTGTTGTGGGTATGGTGGCAGCGAATAAGGCTTCTGGTTTGGTGCATCGTAAGGCTTTCAGTGAGAACTTGATGGCTTTTAGTATTTTCCAAAAGAAACACAACGATGCTG